GGCATCATCGCTGGCATCATCGCTGGCATCATCGCTGGCATCATCGCTGGCATCAACTTTTGGCGATGCATCTTTGACAGCTTTTGCCAATGCGCTTTTGATGTTGGCAAAATCGTGTAGTGATGCGGTAGCATTGTCATGGCTGGATTCCCACAAAAACACGTCTGCATTTTCAGCATCTGCAAGCCATGTCATACCCTCTTTTATTTTGCGTGATAGTGGTGACATAATTTTCTTGGCGATGCCTTTCTTGTTTGCCTTGCCTAGCGTATCATAAAGCCAGCCAAATCCGGCACCCGATAGCGCAACGCGGGTTGCGTCCGTACCCTCAACACTGTTTAAGGTATCGGCAAACACTTTTG